GGTGGAAATAGTGGCACTGGTGTTCGTTTAGATAAGGATACCGTTTATCAAATTGGTAGAAGTGGTATTGGAACTATTAGCGATACTCTCACTCTTGCAGTTGCAGTTTTGGATACTGGTGTGACGAATGCAGTTGCTTATGGTGCAATGACTTGGATTGAACAAAGATAATTAATTAATAAATAACTAATAAACGTAATTATAAGAATAATGGCACATAGACCAGTTGGGGCTGGATCCTCATTCACATTTACAGCAGGTGCTGCATCAACTTCATCAGCATTTACAGTTCAATCAAGTGTTTTGAGAGTAGTTGCTGTAGGTGGTGCTGCTTTTATTTCGGTTGGAGCAACTCCATCTGCAACAGCAGCAGATTATTATGTCCCATCTGGGGGAACTGAAACTATTGCATTGACAAAAGCATCCAATAGAGTTGTTGGTATAACCACCGGCACAACTACAATTGTTACTGTACCAGAAGGAACTCAAGTTCCATTTGGAGTTGGTGATTATGTATCTCTAACTGCATCGGGGCAGACCTATTACAACTTCACTCATCAAAGGGTTATTTCTGTAGATACAACTTCAAACGTTGGTGGGTATTATCAAACCAGAATGGTTGTTGATTATAACAGTGCAGGAATCGTAACTGCATTTGCATCGCCGGACGCAGCAGTTATTACCTCCAACAAGGTATCAGTATTTGGTGCTGGATCTGGAACTTTATATTATCAACAAGTACAAATTTCAGGACAAGCATAATGAAACTTATCAGAGAAGAAATAGAAAAGGTAGAGGTTATTACCGAAGGAACTGGTAAGCAAGCAAAACTCTACATCAAAGGACCATTCTTACAAGCAGAATGTGTTAATCGCAATGGGAGAATGTATCCCATGCAGATTATGGAGCGAGAAGTAGGTCGTTATAATGAGCAGTATGTTCAGAAAGGTCGTGCCCTTGGAGAACTTGGTCACCCCGATGGTCCTACTGTAAATCTTGATAGAGTTTCTCATAAAATTACAGAACTTTATCGTCAAGGTAATAACTTCATCGGTAAGGCACAAATCTTATCCACCCCAATGGGCAAGATTGCCGAATCTCTTCTTAAGGATGGAGTAACACTTGGGGTTTCTTCTCGCGGTATTGGTTCATTAAGAGAGAACACAAAAGGTTATAAAGAAGTTGGTGAAGATTTTATGTTAGCAACTGCTGCTGATATTGTTGCCGACCCTTCTGCACCTGATGCTTTTGTTCAGGGAATTATGGAAGGTAAAGAATGGATATGGGATGGCGGAGTTCTTAGAGAAAAGGCTGCACAAGCAGCATATAACAAAATAAATACTTTGGTCGATCAAGGTCTTCTAGAGGACTATAAGTTATCATTATTCAATGAATTTTTAAATTCATTGTAATTTCTTAATTTATAAATAAATATAGATTAAATTACTAAAGGTTAATCGGAGAGTTCAAATGTCTCGTGGAGATTTACAAGAAATGGAAGTAGGCACTAAGCAATCCAAAACCGCTGTCAATGCAAATGCTAAGGCAGCGGACGCAATGCCAAATCTATCTGGTACAACACCAGGTCAAACTGCAGGATGGGAAGATCTTGGTGGACCAGATCCTTCCAATTATAAGTCAACCGATGATTCAGCAAAACTGAAGACTCCTGGCGCAACTCTTAAGCAAGTAAGAGATGTTGTCAACAAAGGAGCAAAGCCTGCTGAAGCAATGAAAGGAGTGAAAGAAGAGGAAGAACTTGACGATGAAGATTTCATCGAAGAAGAGATTGATGAAGATGGAGTAGTTGCCGAAGCTAAGGGAGAAGAGGAAGAAGAAGAGGGCGGCAAGAAAAAAGGTAAGAAGGAAGAAGAGGACGAAGACGAAGAAGACGAAGAAGACGAAGATGAGGAAATGGAAGAATCATATGACATCGAAGAAGATGTAAATGCTCTTCTTTCCGGCGAAGAACTCTCTGAGGAGTTCCAAGAAAAGGCAAGAACTATTTTTGAAGCTGCTCTTAGATCAAAAGTTGGTCAAATTCAAGAAGCACTTCAAGAACAGTATGCCGCCGCTCTTGCAGAAGAAGTCGAAGAAATTAAGACCGAACTTGCTGAGCGTGTAGATTCATACCTAGAGTATGTTTCTGATGAATGGTTCACTGAGAACACTCTCGCAATTGAGGGTGGTCTTAAGACCGAAATGACCGAATCATTCCTTTCAGGAATGAAGGGTCTTTTTGAAGCACATTATGTAACAATCCCTGAAGATAAATATGATGTTCTAGAGAGCATGGTAGAAAAACTTGATGACATGGAAATAAAACTCAACGAGCAAATTGAGAAGAATGTTTCCCTAAACAAGCGTCTCGCAGAGTCGGTTGCGGATGGAATCTTTGAAAAGGTTTCTGAGGGTCTTGCACACACTCAGAAAGACAAGCTCGCTTCACTTGCCGAAAGTGTTGAGTTTGAAAGTGAAGAGGAATATCGTGAAAAACTGGAGACTTTGAAGGAATCATATTTCCCTTCAAGACCTACATCTCCATCTGCAAGAACTGAAACCCTTTCTGAGGGTGTAGATAGTTCACCTGAATCAGTTTCTGGTTCAATGGCTACTTACCTGAAGACACTTTCAGCATTCAGCAAATAATTGAATTTAATATAATTCAAACGCAAACAATCACACTACAAAAGGTAAACGCAAATGTTCCATTCTGAACAATTGCAGGAAAAGTGGGCACCTCTCCTCAACTATGAGGGTCTTGATTCAATCAAAGATTCGCACAGAAGAGCTGTAACCGCAGTCCTGCTAGAGAACCAAGAAAAATTCCTTCGTGAGCAATCTGCTTTCGAGCACGGTGGAAACTTCCTAACAGAAGCACCAACAATGAGCACCGGATCCGGCACTTATGCTGGTTTCAGTGGTGGTGCCGCTGCTGGTGGTCCTACCGCAGGTTTTGACCCCGTTCTGATTTCACTAATCAGACGCTCAATGCCTAATCTGATCGCCTATGATATCGCTGGCGTTCAACCAATGAGTGGTCCTACTGGACTCATCTTCGCAATGCGTTCACGCTACACCAACCAGAGTGGTGCAGAGACCTTCTATAACGAAGTTGATTCTGCATTCTCCGGTCAGCCTGCTGGTCTTGATGACGCAAACGGCTTTGCTGATGGTGTTGCAGGTATGGGTACTACCGCTCAGGCTGGTAGCAATCCTTCAATCCTAAACCCTGTTGGTACTGCATCTTCAACTGGCTATAATGTCGGTGAAGGTATGCGTACCGATAGTGCAGAGAACCTTGACGGAACGGGTGCTGATGCATTCAACCAGATGGCATTCTCAATCGAGAAAGTCACTGTTACCGCAAAGTCACGTGCTCTGAAAGCTGAGTACTCACTTGAGCTTGCTCAAGACCTCAAGGCAATCCACGGTCTGAATGCTGAAGCGGAATTAGCAAACATTCTCTCAACTGAGATTCTTGCCGAAATCAACCGCGAAGTTATCAGAACCATCTACAAGGTTGCTGAGCAAGGTGCTGTACAAAACGTTGCAACTCCTGGCGTATTCGACCTAGACATCGACTCCAATGGTCGTTGGTCGGTTGAGAAGTTCAAGGGTCTTCTGTTCCAGATTGAGCGTGATGCTAACGCAATCGCTCAGAGAACAAGAAGAGGAAAGGGCAACATCATCATGTGCTCTGCTGACGTTGCTTCAGCACTGACCATGGCTGGTGTTCTCGATTACACCCCTGCTCTGAACGCTAACCTAACCGTTGATGACACCGGCAATACCTTTGCTGGTACACTGATGGGCAAATTCCGCGTCTACATCGACCCATATGCTGCTAACCTGACTTCCGCTAACGGAACTCCTGGTAACCAGTACTATGTTGTTGGTTATAAGGGTTCTTCCCCTTATGATGCAGGTCTGTTCTATTGCCCATACGTTCCTCTCCAAATGGTTCGTGCCGTTGGTGAGAACTCCTTCCAGCCCAAGATTGGCTTTAAGACCAGATATGGTCTGGTCGCCAACCCATTCGCAGAAGGAACCAACAAGGGTCTCGGTGCTCTTACGGTTAATCAGAACCGTTACTACAGAAGAGTTGCTGTTAAGAACCTCATGTGAGTCTTTCTCACAAATTCTGAAGGGACCCCAAAAGGGTCCCTTTTTTTATCTAAATATTTAAAAAAGATGGCACAAATAGAAAATAGAAATTTTTTATCTCCAACTGGTTTTAAATTTAAACTGGATAGAGCACCTAAGGTTGCTTTCTTCTGCAATCAAGCAAATATTCCAGATTTAAATCTTGGCATTGCTGTTCAAACAAGTTACTTGAAGGATATTGATGTTCCCGGTGATAAAATTATTTTTGGAGATTTAAATTTAAGATTTCTTGTTGATGAAAATCTTGAAAATTATTTGGAAATTCAAAACTGGATACGAGGACTAGGTTATCCAGAAAAACTTAGTCAATTTGCGGATTTGGAAAATTCTGGAACCCTTTCAAATCCAAACTATGTAAATAGGGCACAGAACATTTATTCTGATGGAACTCTTCAAATTTTGACAAGTTCTTCTATACCAAATTTTCAAATTTCATTTAAAGACTTATTTCCATATTCTTTGGGAACTTTAACCTTTGATGCAACACAAACTGATATCCAATACTTTACAGCAGATGTCGGTTTCAAGTATACTATTTACAATATAACAGATTTAAGCGGAAATCCTTTATGAGTATTGATCTTGAAACTATTCAAGGAATGTGGGAAAAAGATTCAAAAATAGATCCAGATAATCTCCATACAGAATCTTTAAATATTCCAGTTCTTCATGCAAAATATTTTGATTTATATAATACAATCAATCTACTAAAAAAGAAAGCGGACCAACAAAAGAAAAGAATTCGCCACGAAAGATATGAATAC